ATAAAAATTCGTAACAATTAAATACACTCCTTTTATTAAACTGGTCGAATTCGACCAGTTTGTTTAATTTAACTAAAAATAAATTAAATTTTAGCTTAAATCTACCAATAATCTACCGATTACCTTCCAATTAAAGCCTTTAATAGTGCGGTTTATAAACTCTAACTTTACAATTACCTTCCAATTACTTTCCAATTATTTAACTGCATTGAATAGATTTATTTCTTTGCTTTTATTTCTGTAAATTGAGCCAAAGTATCTTTTAATTTTTTAGGAACTGGCAAACCACAATTACTAGCATTTTCTAAAATACTTAAGCCTTCATTTCCAATAAAAAAGAGCAAGACAACATTTTTTATCAATACGTCCTGCCCAATTAACACATCCAGCTGATGTGCTAATATTACTAAACAAAGAATAACTATTTTCTTGATAATACCTTTGAAACCTTTCCTACTATCTAAGTAAACATTAGACATTATATATGCAGCACTTAGACCAGTAATATAATCAATAATCATAAAAATTAACAATATTTCAATCTGATTGTTCCATTGCCCTATAAAGTGCTGCAACAAAACTCCCACAAAGGCAACGCCTCCTCCAACATATGTTTCTAATCTAGTGGGAATTAAATAATTTATAAAGTTTATAATCTGTTCATACATAAATTACCTCATCAAAAATTAACTTGGTAGAATAGACTGCCTGCCATAGTGGCATACGCATCGTTATTATCTACATTATCATCGATAAATTTTTCTTTTGCCCATGCGATACTGCTTGCAATTAAAAAAGCCTCAAACGCAGAGCAACCCGCATTTCTTTGCAACTGGTCCGAAATAATATATCCAGCTGCAAAATGAAGGGCTTTATCCGTAGGAACACTATTTTGCATGTCATGAATAGGATTAGCATTTGCTGTTGCTGTAGATAAACAGAAGGCACAACACAACGCTAATAATAATTTACGCATTGTCTGCACCTTCTTTATTTTCGTTTATTTTTTCTTTTGTTATATCTTGATATGCAATACATTTAGGATTAGTACATTTACCTTCTACTAATTCCCCTGCACAATACTTACAACGTTCTTTTCTTACAAAAAATACCATTTTATTCAACTCCTATTAAATATATTTTTTATATTTATCATTCATAATTGTTTGGATTATAAGTAGCTTTCCCTCATCTTCTGTTTTACATTTTTTTATTTTATCTAAAAAATCATTATCTTTTTCTAATTCTTTGGATATCTTATGTCCAATATAATATCCATATATTTTCATTACAAATTTAAAAATATATATTGGTATAAATATTGTACATATCAAAGTAAAACACATTACTATATCCATAATGAATTCATTTACAGTTAGATACATTTTATTCATCCTTTAATATTTCATTTTTAGCTTCTTCATACGCTGCATTAAACTCCATATATTCCTCTTGTATAGATTTAATAGCTTCTGTATTTCCAGCAAGATTAGCTGTATCTAAGTCTTTTTTAAAACCCTCTTTTTGTGCATTATATTCGCTTTCTAAATTTGCTAAAGCTTGTGCCTGTAGTTCTTCTTTTGTTGGTTCTGGTGGAATATAAATTTTAGGTTTTCCTGTTTCCATATCTCGTACATAAGTATTTGTACCATCACCATTTACATACAAATCATAATCAGAAGCAGAAATTATATCTACAACAAAGAGTTCTTCCTCTGTCATTTTTTTTACTTTCTGTTTAAGTTCCGCTATATATTTTTCGTTGTTTTTCTCTATATCTTTTGTATTTGCAAATATTCTAACGGATGGAGTGCCATCTTTTAGAAAAGCCATACAATAATATTTAACATTTGTAGCCATGTTATAATCATCTCCGATTTCAATAAAATTTTATAATGAGGTGGTTTAATATGCGTAAGCCAAATGGCTATGGAAGTGTAAAAAAATTAACAGGTAACAGGAGGAGACCGTTTGTTTTTCTTGTCTCCGAAGATGGTAAACAAAAACCGCTGGCATATTTTGCTACACAGACGGAAGCAGAAATCTATGCAGCAGATTATAACAAAAAACATAATAACAAAATCCTTTCAGGTCATGAATTTACTTTTGCAGAATTATATTATCGCTGGTTGCCATTCCACATAGATAAATACCAACCTAGCAAAAGTACTATAAATAGCTATCGCAATTCTTATAAACATTGTTTACAATTACAGGAAATGCCTTTAAAGAACATTAAATATTATCATCTACAAGCCATAATAGATGATACTAAAAGAAAAGGACTTTCCTACAGTTCATGTAAGAAAATCCGTTCTTTAATTAGCCTTATGTTTAAATACGGCATAATAATGGAATATTGCAATAAGAACTATGCCAATCTATTAAACTTAGGTAAAAATAAAGCAATCCGTCCACACAAACCTTTTACGAGACAAAAAATAAATAAATTATGGTCTAATATCGATGTTGAAGGCGTCGATACTGTATTAATCCTAATTTATACGGGAATGAGAGTCGGAGAGCTTTTAAACCTTACTAAAGATAATATTTATCTTAGACAAAAGTATTTAAAAATAACTAAATCAAAAACAAAGGCTGGTCTTCGCTCTATTCCTATCCATGAAAAAATACTTCCTCTAATAATAAATAGAATGAATAAATATGGTAAGTTTCTGATATGTGATGAAACTGGAAATCCATATAATTACAGTAAATATAGGACTTTATGGAATAAAATAATGCAACAAATAAATGCCAAACACAGCACTCATGACTGTAGACATACTTGTGCAACTTTATTAGATAACGCAGAGGCAAACGAAAATGCCAAACGAAGAATACTCGGTCATGCGACAGGAGATGTTACCGATACTGTATATACTCATAAAAATCTTAAACAGCTACGAAAAGCTATAAATAAGATAAAATAATTTGTTACTAATAAGATACTTTTATTTTTTATAACATAAGTAAAAATAAGGATTTATCTATATATACTAGTGTTACTAATGTTACTTCTAAAAACCATTAAAACAATATATTTTTAAACTTAAAAACCGTTGCAAAATCTGTTAAGCCTTTAATTGCAACGGTTTATTGATTATGTTCATTTTCATAAAATTTTATAGGTATTACCCATTTTGTATACTCAGGTATGCTGCTTCTAAACTCAAATTTTTTAGATTCTATAACTATTTTAATATTAAATAGTTCCTTTATTTTGGTATATATCTTTTTAAACATATGCATCAACCTTTCATTAGACAGTGGGGAATGCTTGTTACAAATGTAGAACAAGGGAAAAATAATACTTTTACATTTCCAATAGCATTTAAAAATAATTTATATTTTTATTGGGCTTTTGATTATGCAGGATATTTTTATAATTTAATTATAAAAAACAAAGATATTAATTCTTGTTATATTTATGGAGCATATCCTAATGGAACAGAACAAGCAGGGGAGCTAGCACCTACAGGTGTTAGTGGAATATCGGTGTTTATAGGAAGTTAATTATTTTCCGACAATTAGATAGTAGTGTTTTGTATCTGTATTATACGGATTTCTACCTATTGTTAAAGTAGGTAAAGTGGAATGAATATAACAATACGTATTTATTAAAACATTAGAAGTAGACATACCACATGCTGCTATTTTTAAACTTATTGGTAAATCCAATGTTTCCTGTACAAAATTGCTATCAGGCTCTTGCGTATGGTCTTTTTTTAATATTAATAATCCCCACTGTATAATTGCGTCCCCAAATAATTTGCCGAGGCAAATATAACCATTTTGAGCTATATTATATCGAATACCTAATGTTTCTAACCAGCTTTCTATTTGTTCTTGAGCATACTCTAATATTTTATTTTTTACATTCGTTTGTGTAGCACTAGCTATACCAAAAATACTAGCAATACTTTCTTTGCACCATCCTTGTACGCTATTTTTTACGCTGTCCATTGTAGCAGTAGCAGAGCCAAACAATCGTTTAATTAAATTAGTATGTGCATTTTCATCATTGTTATGCTCATCTAACATTTCAATGGTAACTGTATTCCCTACATCAACGATACCACTAGCATTATCAGTATCTCCAATACCAACATTAATAATTAATCTAGTATATGGCTGTATTCTTGTCTCATCATCTATATACCCTGCATAGTTTCCTGCATTTGTATATCCTACAAGTTTTTCTGTACCGCTATCTCCGTTTTTGGCAAAAAGACCAATTTCCCTATGGTAAAAACCTACTTTCACACCTTCATTATTATAAGTAAAAGTATATCGAAATGTACCATTTCCTTTATCTTCATAAGCTGCTAAAGTTACTTCTTTTTTAGGACTTATCACATCTGTGTAATCTCGAATATTACCTTCAGATACACCATCTCCAAGTTTTACTTTGGTTACTATAAATCTATCGGCTGTTTGACCACTAGCAGCTCTTGCTAACATTTCAAGCCCTGCACTCGTCATTGTTATATTTGGAAATTTAGCCATATTATCCCTCCTAAATATTAAATTTCTATTTGGTCCACAACATCAAATAATCCATAAATAACATTATCAGTATCAACATTTATATTAGTATCTTCAATAACATTATCAGCACCTATTTCTATTTGTTCAGCAATATTAGATATTCCATAAATAACAATAGGAGCAGTTATTGGGTCTATACTATAATCTTCTTCTACTCCTATTTCTATTTGTTCTATGTTGTTTACAGTACCACTTACATATATACTAGAGCTAACATTTTGCAAAGCAAAATATTTTACTCCTAGATGTGCTGGCTTATATATTTCTATAGCCTTTTGCAAACCAGCCCAATCAAAAAGGCTACCATTATTAAAGCAAACATCAAAGCAATAATCTTGTATATGTTCAATAATAGTAGCTGATTTATCATTTAGATATCGATTTGTTAATGTACATAAAAATTGAGGTGTAACGGATACTGGTTTTGCTAAATATAATTTTATACGATTTCTTCTTTCAGCATAATCACCGCTAGTATCTTGTATATTTAGCTCTTTTTCCCATAAATCTAAGCCCCATGTTGCCGTATCGACATAAAATTGATTTAAAATATCCTTTAATTTATCTCGTACAGCATCTATTTCAATACCTTGCGTATCTAAAATACTTTGCATTATTTTACTTTCTTGATAATACCAATCAGTAAAAGTAAGCATTTCTTTGCCTTTTTTACTTTTCACTTAGTTCCACCTCACCAATAACAGCAACTTGTTCAGTGGTAATGGGTATATTTATACTATCATCATTTACTTGCAAATCAGAATAATCTAATACTCCATTTGTATTTATTAATATACCTCCAATCTTAGAAATATATATTGTATTAGAATTAAAAGCATTTTCTTTTATATATTCTTCCATATTGCTTTCAAATAATGTCTTAACTTTTTCTAATGTAGTTACATCTTTATCTATCACTATATTAGCTTTTATATTTATAGTTACAGGTATAGCACTAACTACAGTAACAAGAGCACCAATCGGAGAACGTCTATAGCCATTATTGTCATATCCACTTATATATTCAGTAACAGTTTTTACAAGTTCTTCTGTAGCAGGCTTATTATCACCGCCCAATATTACAACTTTTACTGTGCCATTGCCATTCCATAAAGGGATAACATGTACAGCTACTACACCAGGTACAGATAACGCCCATTGTTTATAATTTTGTTCATTTCCACTAGTACCTGGTGTCCGTACATAATCTAAAGTTCTGCTTCTTAAATTATCATCTAATTCAATATCTGTTCCACCTAGCGTTTGTTCTTCATTAGTTACAGATGTTATATTACTATTACTTTCCATAACAACAATAATCTTATTTGCTGTTACATTACCAATACTTCCAGCAGTCATAGCTTGTATAGATGCATACACATATCCTTCTTCGGAAATTACTACATCTTCAGTCGTAAGGAATTCTACAGATTGTATATCTAATACTGTATCAGCTTCTGTAGCAACTTTTAATCCTTTAGGTATCTTTGCACCTATATTACCAACTATTTTTATTTTTCCTGTTGCATATGTTGCTTCTTTTCTAAATAATCCATGTTCATCGCTTCTATAATCTAAAAAAATTCCTTCTGCCGTTTGAATAAAACCTTGTTTAAGAATTTTTTTTGCCATCATGGCTATAAATACCATTTCAATGGAAACTGGGGATATACTGTCATATATATAACTACCTTCTGTTTTATCCCATTCATTAGAAATACGAGAAAGCATACGATTACGTATAGCTTCCTCGGTTGTCATTTCTCCATTTAAATAATCAATATCACTTTCACTCACTGTCTCACCACCGTTCTTGATATAGTAATATTTTCACCGATAATATTTTTTACAGAACAAGAAAATATTATTCCGTCATCAATCCATGTAAAGTTAAAATCATCTACACTTGCGGTTCGTTTATCTGCGAGTAAACAATCTTTTACCATACGTTTTATTTCAGATTCAATTACTTTTTTAGGATAACTTTTACCTAATAAAGTATCTATTTCTTCTCCATAATTATCGCTATAAATAAGATATTTATAGCGTTCAGAAGATAAGGCTTTTACACACCATTCAGCCCAAGCTTGTGAACCAGTAACAGTTTTTTGCCTGCCAGTAGGACTTAATATAAATTCATGTTTTTCAAAATCAAATTGTACTGTTTTTCCATAATTAATTTTATCAGAAGCCATTTCATCAACGTATGTTGATGAAGTTACTCCAACAGTTGGAAATAAATCTGGCATAATTAAGCACCACCTGTAAACGGAACTATAACACAATCTATACACCAATATTGTCCACCATTAATAGGAGTTACTTTTACCCTATCTCCAATATGTAATGGCAATATGGGAGTAGGAGTTATAACTGGATGACTATGACTTTCATATTGTGCATCTCCACTACCACCACTTACTTTTTTTGTATCGGTCATATATGGTTCAGATAATGTACAAGCACGATTTACATATATATTAGTCAATTCAAAAGGAAATCCGTCTATAATTACACCTTTAGCCGTAACTGTGCCAATTTGTGATGTAATCCACTGCCCTGTAAATCCTTCATTAACTCTTTTTTGAGCTTGTTCATCAATAAGTGCAGCTAATTCTTTAAAAGGATTTTTCGCTTCGATAATATCTCCTCCTTATATACTCAAGTGAAGCAAGCTCCATTTGCATTGTTCCGGGACTGTTGCAATTATGTTTTACACTAATTACATATAATCCATCATCCCAACCTTGTACAATTACCTTATCTCCCTTGCGAATAGTATTTATATCTATTGCCTCAACTGTAACTGTTTCTTGAATACCAGTTAAAGTATTTGCAGCTTTTTGTTGTATAGCATTACTATCCAATCCTTTTTTATACGGAATAACTTTTTGTATTGTCCCGTATTTATCAGTATCAGCATTTGTTTCAAACTCTATTGGAGCTGTAGAACCTTTTTCTTGTTTACCTAATACTTTTACTTTAGTAACTGCACCATTAAGTGTTTGTTTCTGCCTAACACTTTGTAAATTAACAGCAAATTCAAATACCCACGGGTCTGAATTTGAACCTATTTCAAACAACTCTAGTCCATCTGGTTGCATACGCACAGTGAATAACTTCCCAGATTTTTCAGCCGTTTCTTTTAATTGGTCCTGAATAATATTCCATAAAGATTTAGCCCTTACAACATCTTGTGCAAGGGCTTGCTTTGTATCTGGAATATTTAATATTGGTATATTCCATTCACTACATATTTGTTTTATACGGTCGCTGGCTGTTGTTCCTTCTTTAAATAAAAATTGGTCCTCGGATTTAGATAAATATATCGTTCGGTCGTAAATTATTAAATTCCAATTTCTACGTGCATTATTATCAATTTCAACATCCCAAATTACACCTGGATGAAGTAAATAAGAATATTTATCTTCACCAAATTTTGTACCACTAACACGAATTTCCATTCCCGGAGTAATTATTGGAAGTCCTGTAAATTGGTCATCTGGAACAGCAAGTTTTACTTTTCCACAATAAGCAACTTCATCAAGTCTATCTTCTAAAGTTAGACTTTGTATACATTCTCTTAAAAAATATTTATTTTGTAATATTACATCATATCGGCATACACTAGGTTTTACAATCAAGGTAAAATCACCTGCTTTGCTATTTTACCAACATTTGCTTCTGCTATCTTACTCCAACTTTCACCATTTCCATAATGTTGTTTTGCTATTTTCCATAAACTTTCTTCTGTACCAAATAAATCATCATCTGTTTTTATTTTTACAAGTTTTGGACGTTCTTTTATAGAAACTCGCTTACTTTGTTGTTCTTCACTTTCCGTACGAACAGCAATATTTTTCCATTCTCTAAAAGTAACATCAAAATAAATATCGCCCGGTTCTCCCCCTTTTTCTTGTGAAGCATATGATGTAAGTAATACATTCATATTTATATCTTGAGCGCCTGATATTATTAAATGTAACGGGTCTGCTAATCCTTTTATAGGGTCATTAAAACGACTTTTCCAATTATTCATTACAGCGTTAGCACTTTCTGGTGTAGGTAATTCTGGGTACATACAATACGTAGGCACATATTCCGAAGGGAAAAATGAACTAAATGAGATTTCTTGTAATTTATCTCCAGTAGTAAAATCTATTTCTCCTAAATTAAGAATATTTATCGTTTGTGTTTTTCTTTGCCATTGCATTTTTATTTCTAGCGGATTAACTGGCAACTGAAATATCGTACTTGTAACTTGGTCAATGATAAAAATTGTTACAGGATTAACCCATGTATTACCCACTAACGCTTGATTTAACAAATTTCCTGCAACTTCTGCAAATTTACTGCCTTTTTGTAATCCATCTAATATAGTAGTTGCTGTTGTTCCTTTATTTAAATAACCAAACATTTACTCAACCCCTATTTTGATATGCTTGTTTTACTTCCGCAAGTATTTTCCAACCTATAGCACTTGCCATTTCATCATCAGATTTATTATTTCCGATATGAATATTTAAACCATTAAACGAAAAAGCATTATTAGAGTTATTGGATTTGCCATTATCGCTAGTATTACCACTAGATAAAGCATAAGCCATTGCTGGCATATAATTATTATTCGTAACATTGGTAAATAAATTACTATTAACCCCCAACATTTGCCCCGCTTGTTGCCAAAGTGATAAACCTCTTTGACGTTTTGAAGAATGTAACGGGATTATTACTTCAGCATTATTTCCTTCAGCAACACGAATTATCTGGTCTTGATTTAAAAATCCACCATTAGCATAGCCTTTAATACCAAGTTTTTTAGCTCCCCAATCTATAGTATCTCGTAATGGAGCTGGTAAAGCATTCCATGCAGAAATTTTTAAATCAGATAAACCTGCATTTGCTCTTGCTACAGCTTCATCTATAGCTTGTCCAACTCTATCAGGAATTTGAGCAAACCAACTTGTAACATCAGTAACTATTGTAGAACACCATTCACTAATTGAATTAGACATTTCGCCAAAGCCCTCACTAATAGTATTAGTAGTTTGTAAAATACTTTCCTCAGCTGATAATAAACCATAACGCATACGTTCAAGGTTCATAGAAGCATTTTCACCAAGAGAATTCCAACCTTCTGCACCTAATTCTTTTAATCTATTGATTTTTTCTCCAGCACTTTCTAATATTTCACCCATCATAGCAGATTGTGCTTTTGCTGTTTCTAATTGCATATTAGACATTTGGACTTGATTTTCACCATATTGATTAATTACTGGGTCAGCAAAATCCCAAATAGAACTACTATTTGAAGCTGTATTATTTTTGGATTGATATGTTTCTGTTGGATAATTAAATTCAGGTATGCTTACATCTGTATTTTGTGCTTGAGGTGTTACTTGATTATACATATAAGGATTATAAATGTTATTGCCATTATTAATTTCTTTTGCATTAAATTTATTTCTGAAAAAATCAACAATAGTTTCACCAATTTCAGAACCAAGCCAATAGCCACCAATACCACCTGCAATAGAACCTACAGCAGTACCTATACCAGGGACTATCATTGTCCCTATACCAGCACCTATTTTACTACCAGCCCAAGCACCGCTTAAACCTCCTGCTTCTGTAGCAATAGATTTTGTTTTATCCTCAGATGTTAAAATGTTATATCCAGCAACTAAACTACTAATTAATGGGATTTTTTTTAATATTTTTGAAGATGTACTTGTTCCACTGCTATAAGCGTCCCCAAGCCAATAAGAACCAGTTTTAATGTTTTTACCAAAATCAACGGTATTTTTAACTATTTTAAAAATACCACTTAACGGCAAAATTGAAGCCATAAATACTGAACCTAGTCCCAAAGCGATTGCACTGCTAAAATTACCCTCTATTGCAGAATTAAAAGCTGCTTTTATCATTCCAGTAAGTGCGCCAACAAATGCTTTTATTCCAATCTCTGCAAGTTTAGTCATCACCTTACCAAATTGTTCGCCACCAGAACCACTAGCCCACTCATCCATTTTTATCATCATTTGGTCGAGCAAGAAAACAATTTTATCGCCCCACTGCATTTGCTGAAATTTTTCATCACTCGCTAGATTATCCATAAATGCAACTATTTCATCAGATATTCCAGAAACAGTTGACTTGATATTTTCTAATCTTTCAGCATTTGAAAAGAAATCTGTAAAAGCGTTAGATATTTTAGTAATAGCAGGTTCTATCGGATGTAAAGCTTCGATTTGAAATGTATCAAATGCAGATTTTAAACGCACTATACTACCTAGAGCATTATTCCATTTTTCTTGAGCAACTTGTGAAGCCGTAAATTTTGTCATTTCCTGCCTCATTTTTCGTATTCCTTCTGCACCTTCTCTAATTAACACTGTACCACCACGAATAGCATCCGAACCAAACATATCATCTAATAAAGAAGCTTGTTGTTCTTTCGTTAAATCTTTCATTGAGTTGTGCAAAAGGTCTGCAATTTCTTCTATAGATTTTATATTTCCTTGTGCGTCATAAAAAGCACTGCCACCATCAGCTTCTAATAGTCCTACTTTTTCAAACGCTTCTACAGCTGGTTTAGTTTTTGGTATCAATCTTTCTAACATTGTTTTCATGGACGTACCAGCGTCAGAACCTTTTAAACTATTTTGTGCAAATACTGCCAGCCCAACACTAACATCATCTAGTGTTAATCCCTTACCACCAGCCACATTAGAAACTTGCGATAGGGCATATTTCATTTCGTGAACATCTGTAGCAGAGGCATTAGCTGCACCAGCTAATAAATTAGCTACTTTTGTTGGGTCATTCATCTTAAATGCGTTCATTGATGTACTCATTATTTCAGCAGCTTCTGGTAAAGATAAATCACCAGCAGAAGCTAAATCAAGTGCAGCTTTTGAAGCCTCACCCATTACATCTTTGACACTGATACCTGCTTTTAATAATTCTGTCATTCCCTTAGCCGCTTCAAGAGCAGAGAATTGTGTCGTCTTACCAAGCTCTAAAGCTTGCTTACGTACAGAGTCTAATTCTTCCCCTTGTATTCCAGTAAGAGCTTTAATATTACTTATTTCAGCTGTAAAGTCCATAGATTTTTTAGCGCTGTTGGTAATTAATCCACCAATACCAACAGCACCTGCCCCAACTCCCAAAATTCCTAAAGGAGATGTTAAAGCATTATTTATTTTATCTAATCCGGAAATTGTTTTATCTTTTAACTTTATAGTTATATCCCATGTTTTCGCTGTAAGCTTTTGTAACCTTCCCTCAACTTTGCTAGTTGTACGCTCAGATTCATCTTTAGGCTTTATTCTAGGCTCAATAGTTTTTTTAGCTATTTTTTCTAATATTTCATTAGTCTTATTCAATCTATCTTCAATAGTTGATGTGTCTAATGTTATTCTTGGTTCAACTTTAGTATTAGAAAATTTATCCATAACTGCTTGAGTTTTTGCCATACGTTCCTCAAATTTCAAAACGTTTTCATCTATCTTTTTAAGCCTAGCTGTAAGCCTATCCTGCATAGATAAAACTAGCTTTAATCTATAAAATTCTTGATCATCTGCCACGTCGGTTCTCCTTTATTCTGTTTATTTCCTCTTGTTCTACTTCTAATTCTACTTCAATAGACGCGATTAAAAATTGACGTTCCATGAATGGCATATTAAAAAACTCTGACGGTCTAATATTCCTTCTAATACTTAGTGCATGGGCTACAGATAAAATATTCTTTCCGGATTTTATAAGTTTTTTATATCATCAATACTGATATTATATCCACTAAGTTCTAATACAACATCACCGAGCAGAGAAATCTCACCGCCAAGCAAAATACGTTTTAAAACTTCCTCACCACTAGAAGCACGGAATTTATTTAATAATTCTGGCGCACTCCAATTAGGTTTTACAGTAGAAGCAATAATAAGTCCCATATTAAAGCCTTCGGAGTCTAAAACCTTTTCTGTTTTATTTCTTTTCTCAACTGTACGGGTATTACGTTCACGAACTCTAGAAACCTGTTTACCAGTTAATGCTTTTAAAGTAACTGGTATACCTAATCGTTTTAGCGGAACAATCATTGTTGGTTTATCATCAGCATTACTATTTAATAATGCTGTAATGATATCACTTTCAGACATATCTTTATTTATTTTTTCTTTTACTTCTTCATCTTCAAAATTTTGCTCTACGGTATTTTCTTCAATTTCTGCATTATTTAATAAATTTTTTTCCATTGTTTTATCTCCTTAAATAAATTTTATTCTTCTATTGGGTCTAACAACTCATAACCTTCAAAAGTAAATGGCCACTCTTCTGTTATTTCTTTTCCTGCTTCCCAATTAGCTACATCAATGCTGTCAAACATAACGTTCATTAAGCGTATCCTTTCAAATCCCCATGCCTCGGGGTCTTTAAGTGCATAAATCAATTCTGTTCGATACGAAGGTTTATCAGAATTAGTAACAACCATAACTTCTTGCATTAATTCATCTGTTACTTTATAACCACCAACAGCGCCAGTCCCTTTTAACCCTAAAACTTTATGTCTAGTCCAACGGTCGCCGGCAACTTTTAATTCAGCTTTTTGAATTTCAACTTTCGCATTTGCTTTATTATATTGCGAAAGCCATTTACCTGCTTTGTATATATAGCCAAATGTACCATTAACTACACGAACACCATCTATTGCCATTTAAAAATTCACCTCTATTCACAAATAAAGTCACTAAATATTTTTTCAATAACATCTGTAATATGTGCAGACCATTTTAAATATACCTGGTCAGGCTCTGGTTTAATTGTCGCATTATCACCGTGATATGTTGGATTAAGTTCAACAGTATATGTCCCTTGCTCAATTATTCCACCTTGAGCGCAGACCTCCATATATTGTTTACAAGCACCAATTAAAGCAAGTTGCCCTTCCGTAGTATTATTTATTTTACCAATGTAATTATCTTCTGCTGTTTGCTGTAAATCAGTGTCAATAGCGTCCATAGTTCTAATACTACGAATTTTTTTAAACGCATTATTTTGGTCTTGTCTTAATGTAATTAAAGAATTAATTCCCTGTAAAACCTTAACAATTCGACCGTCATTAATAAATAAAAATACACCATTTGTAACTGCTGTTTCCTGTTCGCTTCTTGTCCAGCGTCTAGTAACATCATCAAATGGTGTAGCTGCATAAGTTGTACTTTCAGTCATTTTTTGCCCAGCAATTAAACCAGCAACATATGGTGCTAAATCCGCACTAGAATATTTCACATCATCAAGAATTATTCCAGTACCAATATTAATAACTCCCTCATGATTAAATCCAGCAGAACGCTGAACAGCTTTTTCTACTGCGTCATCAGCAACATCATCTTCGGAAGACCCGCCCATAACACACATGATTTTTTTACCTTGTGTTCGCATTCGTATAACCCAAGACGCTATACTTGTTTGAATAGCTTCATCTGTAACACCGTCTAAAGAAAGAATATTAAATTCTTGTGTCTCTAATACATCAAGTAATTTTATATAATCCGTGTTAGCGATTCCAGTAATACCACTATTTCCACCAGTTAATGCTTGCGAAGTAATATTTTTAATATCTTTACCACTAATGTCAGGGCTTCCTTCTGCTTTACTAGCCAAGATATAAACATTTGCCGTATTTACTGTATCAATCAATTCTGCCCATGTAGCAAAACTATATGTGTATAATAAAGCTGTATTTTCATATAATTTCATGTCAAATGTACCTTCATTAGCAAGTGAAGGGGCAATCGTTAATTTGAAATTATTTCCTCTTTCTCCTACATACTTTGCAGTTATTTTCACTACATCTGTATCTGTTTCATTTTGTAAAGTCAAACTTGCTTCTTTAGCTGTGCTATCTGCCAATCTATAAGCAAGTATTTTTTTTGCTCCACCTAATGTACACATTTTAAGTGTTTTATAAAAAGTTGAACCGTTAGTATCTTTTAATGCTCCAAATTCATTTAAAATATCTGTTTCCGTAACAATTGTGGTAAAATCGTTAACTTTTCCCCAATGTGCTTTAATTGGTAAAACAACAGTCCCTCTATCGCCAGTTTCAACCGCTGCAAGCCCAGCCGATTTAAAATTCATATAAAATCCTGGTAATTTAGGTAAATTTGTTGATTCCCATGTTCCACCAGCCATATAACAACACTCCTATTTATTTTATTGGTTTATTTAAAAAATTATTGATTAAATTTCTCATTTCCTCAACTCCGTAAGCCTGTATAGGTTTACCATGAATAGCTCCGTCAATGACTTCTGGATTACATCCAAAAACTTTACGGGATACAGCTTTTAAGTCTGCAATAGAATACTTAACAATTGGTGCTACAACCTGTTTTGTTGCTGTTTTAATTACATCTTCTGCCATTATTTCCACCTTCTTTCAATTTCAGATAAGTTAATTCTTCCATCAAAATATGTTTCCATCATCAATGGTGCTTCATCATATGGACGTTTTACTTTACGTGCTAAAGATAATTTAATTTGACCTTGTTTCAATGCGTCTGTATAAAAATGTCCTGATACATCTTTTACGGTCATATACCAACGATTTTTGATATCTAAAGGAATTTTTATTGCCGTTTTAATATCTTCAATTAATTTCATTGCAATATTTAATTCTTCTACTGCATTTCGTCCAAAAATATGACAAGTTATATTCTTTATAACCTCAAAGCCTAATGCACCACATTCTTCAACGTCCATGCCATCAAATCGCCATAATATAGATGGACGCTTATATCCTGTTGGCAGGATACCACTATAGCAATCTGCAACTTGTTCGCTTAGCTTTTCTTTACTCCATTCAGCCAAAGCTGTTAACCAATTATCATTAATTATTGGACCTTGCAAAATGGCAGGTTGTAGAGCTAGTACATAGAAATTTACACACCTTGTAAGTGCGTCCCATTCTTTATCGACAGTATCATCACTCATACCGTCAGCAATACAAGTTATAGTATCTGTATCATTTGTTCCTAGTAATTGCTTATCTAAGGCATTACTAATTTTTTTTGCCAACTTATCAACTTCTACATAACTAGACTGTTCACAATATGGCCATACTTCTATTCTTGCCCTATATCCTGCCCATGCTGTATTGTCAGTTTCAGTCATTTCTCTAACTATAAGGTATGGTTTTTGTGTGTCAGGTGTTGCTGTATGTGGCTCAAATATACGTTCTTCAACTTCTGGAATAGCTTCGATTAAAGCATTTCTTATCGCTTCACGCATTATTTATTCCTCCCATAGTTTTTTTATTGCCATATCTAACTGCTTTTTCCCATATTCTGCTGCAGGAATAATCGCAGGATATGATTTGGTTCCAGGATGATGAATAGTATATTTTTTGTTTTTTACACTAGTACGTTTTATATCATGAGGATGTGTTCCTTTTTCTAGATAACGACCATAATTAACACCATGCGACACAGTCATTTCTATATCATCACCAGAAAGCTGTGTTTCACTATTTATACTCTGTCTAGCATGCCCTACACGGTCTTGCCATGGAGCAATAGATTTAGCTTTTGCTTCCATATGAGCAGAAATATTTTTACATAATAAATATGTTGCTACTTTTTTACATCTTAAATTTTCTCTAACACCATCACAAAACATTTTCTGCCTCCTATGAAATAACTTCTAGACCACCATCTAAGCTAGTAAGAACACCTTGAATATAACGTGGAATAACAGATATTACTCTGAAACGTTGTCCATAAACTTCAAATTCATCTGTTATATTTGGTGTACATTTTATATCTACATTATCTGTAGCCAGAAAAGCATATGTTGAATCTGTTTGTTTAACACCTGCTACAGTATTAGATACATTAACCTGAAACGCTTTAGATTTTTGATTAAAAATACGTATTAAAAAAGGACCAAGCACAGATTTTTCTATGCTTCGCCCTCCACCTTTAGGAACTTTGATGGTTCGATTTATTATTATTTTTGTTGGATTTTCTGCAATCGTTCTTGCGATATCCTTTTTGCGTTCTTCAATAAAATTTTTCATAATACATTCGGTGCCTTTATTTTAAAAATTCTGCTACCAGAAAGACTATTACCTTTCTCTGCCATTTCTTCGTACATTTTAGCCATTTCTAAGCAGTAACTAAGATAATCACTTGCCGTTGACCTCTCGTATGTTTCCTGACCGATACTATATTTTGTTATCTGCCCAACTTCCATTGGTGCAGTAGTAGCTTTTAATCGCCATCCTTGCGCAGCTGCACTATAAATATTATCAGCCTCTGTAAGAAGTTCCTCAATATCTTCATCAGACAAATTAGTATCTTTATCTGTTCCGTCTGGTGGAATAACTTCATGTAGATATTTACGTAATTTCTTTTTAAATTCGTCAGTAATTATCATAATATCATCCTTTTTTATTAAGCGATTGTTAATTCTTGTACGTTTTCTTCAACTGCTGCAAATACGCCACGATAAGTATAACCTATCATCTGCTGTTCAATCATACGTGTAAGGTCGCCTCCATTACTTTCAATTCGTAAGTCTTGTTTTAAAAGCTCTTTAAATCCTCGTTTTGGTCTAATTAAATAAATTTTATTTGCTGGACAACCATTATATACATACGATTTTTTGCCGACTGTTTCTTCCCAACCATCATAGTAAATAATTGTATTAATTCCACTAATAGCTGGATAAATTGTGCCTCCAATTTGATAACCACCACGTAAAGCCATTTCAATATCTATCTGATTAGCTTTACTAGCCAACATAACTGTAGGTGTGCGTTTCTTATTAATAGCGTCTTTCATACCATTTTTAATTGTTTCATATAAACGTACCCAAGCAACATCTCCAGAAGTTCCTGCATATGCCGTCTTATTATTAGATTTATAGCTAAAATCTAAAATAGGACTAAAATGAATATGATTTAATAACGCATTATAACTTTCTCCCATAGCTTTATTTAACATTTCAACCTGAAAAGACTGATTAAAGTCTTTCATTTGTTTTGTATATTCAAAACCAGTAGCATAAGTAACAATACGTGCTGTTGGTCCATATTCTGCTTCGATTGTACCAAACTTAATCTCACTACCTTCAACAGTCTGTAAAAATACGCAAGAGCCACGCATAGCCCATTTAGCGTCTAAAACTTCTGGTAAATTAGAGTCGGAGATTGTGTCATAGATTGGGTGATATAAGGTCTGTACTGTTTCTCGACCTAACTCTACATCAAGAACTACTTTTCTAAGTAATTCTTTAGAAACATTTGTTCCACCGTAAGAAATCATTTCCCCTAACGGTTTACTAAAACTTAATGTTTCCATTTCTCCATTAATAATTTTTTTATCTACATAATCTAATTGCCCATTAAATACAAATGGAATTTTACTTTCTCCTGTGTATTTTCTACGAGCTTCTAATAAGGTATCTTGAGATACTATATTTAACATTTATATTAGCCTCCTATTCTGTTTTCATGTATCCTTTTGCCTGTAATGCACCAAGCAAAGAATTTAATACAGTATGTGCGTCACTTTCTCCTGTTGCATTTGCAATATGGTCTAATTGTTCAGGAGCTTTAGTCCCACTTGTAGTGGATACATTTTGCGGATAAAGAACAAACTGTATAACATTATTTTTGTCTTTAGCAGATGTTATTCTTCCAACTAAAATAGCCCCACTAACAGAACTATCATCTGTTAATTTTTTTGTCGCTGAATCAAAATATAATGCAGAACCAATTGCAAATGTTTTTGATGTATCAATTTGTGTTGTAATATATTCTGCTTGTTCTGTCTGTAATGCAATTAATGTACCATTTGTATTCTCATCTTTATTTACTTTTTGTAAAGATACGCCAAAAAATCCATCAATTACACAAAATTCTCCAGCTTCAACACCGGTACTTGCTGGAACAGTAACATCTACAGATTTACCATCACTAATTTTTATTTGTGATATAGGTAATGTTGTACTTGGTATAGGTTGTCCTTGATAAGCCATTATTTTAACCTCCTAAAATTAAATAGATACTTTTTTAGTAACAAAGAAAGAATTGTTATTATTATTTACATTAATCGGTGGTACAATATCAATTTTTGTATTAGCTAATAAAGCTTGTACGGATTTATCTGCTAAAATGCTATCAATTTCACCAGCAATTACCGCTTCATCAGAACTATCTGTATGGAGCATTTTTTTTACTACATTTTGAGCCATTTCTCCACTTACTTTTTCATTTAAAATTTTATCAATAATTTTTTCTTTATTTTTATTATTAGATTGCTTTAATAATTCTGCTGCACTTTTAATATCATTTAACAGCTCATCTCCTGTTTTACCAAACATTTCACCGCAAGCTTGCTCAATTTTATTAGGTTCTTCACTAATGCCAATTTCACCACAAGCTTGTTTTAAATCCTCTTTAGTAATTGTTCCATTATCAATAAGGGCTTTTAATTTATCATTCATATTTTGTATCTCCATTTCTCCTACAGGTTCCCATATTTCTTTTCGCTTAACTTCTACAGGCTCGCCAATTAAAATATTATCAAGTTCTTTTGTATAATTAATTTTATAATACTTATCTAATCTAGAAGTATCATCACTATAGCAAATTATAAAATAATCATCATAGACAGCATTGATATACAAATAGACACTTTTATTACCAACAAATTTGTCATAAGCTAATTGACGCAAAGTATCTCGTAATTCTTCATGTGAAGTATCTACTATACTATCTATACTTGCCATTTCTCCACTTATAGCTATAACTGACGTTGGCATTCCTGCACGATTTAAAGGCGTCCAATCTATGGATAACCCTTTATAATCAATTACATCTGTTTCTCCCGTAATGGTATTTTGTTCTAATTGCGGATAACCAAAAATAGATACCTGATTTATTGCTTTTCCTCGTATCCATCGTTTTAAATCAGTTGCAGATTTATCAATAAGTCCTCTAAAATAAGCAACGTTATTTTCCATTTTTGCACCTATCCAATGAGTAACAGGTGTTGGAAACTCTGTTGCAACATTTTCAGCTTTTTGATGTCCTAAAAATCCAGGTAATCCTGTGCTGTTTACTTCTCCAACAATAGAATTTAGTGCATTACTTGTGTAATTCCATCCCCTTGTACTTTTACCAGCAGGAACAGACATTACAACCTCTAAAGGGTCAGTATCATCACCTTTTAGTGCGTCAATATCTGCCCAATTTGCTACTGGAATATCTTCAACATTCATTTCGCCAGTTATTTTTGCTGTTAACATAATACCATTTCTTTTTATACTCATGGTTTCACCCCCTTTCATTATTCAAACATTTTATAATGTGTCTGATACCATTCTTCTATCTCTGGTTGTGATTGTGGATTTTTTAACCAAGCTTTTAATTTATCTACCACAACTGTTGTATTTTCTGGTGCTGGTTGCAACGTACATATACAATTTGGATGTGCAGGATATATTGGACAAGACATTGCTTCATATATTCCATTTCCATTTGGTCCACCATTAGCATTAGTATCGCAAATATCTTTACGTGGATGACTAGAACTTATAACCCATTTTACATATTTAACTACAGGTGTAGCTTTTGCAGAAGCAATTACTCCTTCACCATAAGCTGCTGTAAGTTCAGTTCGTGCAAGTCTTAACGCATTATAATCGAGATTTGCAGGAATACGACTACCCATTCTTTTCATCATATTGGGATAATTAGCTGATATACTTGTTTTGCCTTTTTTTACATAACTTTCTAGACTACGTGCTACAGTAACCACATCTTCACCAATTCCAGCACGAACAATATCTGACATTATTTTTTTATTATGTTGACCAACATTCCAGATACGTTCAGATAATTTCAATCCGTTTTTATGTGAACGTGCAAAACTTATTTGTACAGCTCGCTTGCGATTAAATTCCATAGATTTTATAAATGGGACAATATCAACGCCAGCTTTTTTTAATACATCTATAGATATTTGCTTTGTAAAATAAATTCCATTTTCTGCACCATCTTCCACTACAGATTTTATTACTTTTGCTAAATCCTCATTAAATTGGTCTATATCTTTTGCTATTGCTTCTAACAAATATTTAAGATTTTTATTTTTTTCTCGCTTAAATTCTTTAATAATTCTATTTATAGACGCTATATATAATTCGGCTATCGTTTCATCAGTTTGTTGTAACATTAATAAATATTTTTTTCTAGCTTCTAATGCCCATTTATAATAATCACCACTTGCTGATTTAATCCCATCTAGCTCGCTCATACCTCATTACCTCCAGTTAATATATCATCAATGTTTTTTAATTGCTTGTTTTGTTGATATGCTTCTTCTATCGGTTTGTTGAGCATTTTTGTATCTTCAATTCTAGACTGTTCTTGTTCCCATGTTTCCATAGTATCAATATATTTAGCTAAGTAATCTACAGCCGACTGAACACTAATAATATTACTATCTAAAGCATTACTTAATGCTTGTGTTATTACATATAAAGTTTGTGCGTCTGATTGTTCATCTTTATCCATCACTGCGTCCCATTCAATCTCTACATTATAGGATTTATAGTTTCTGCCAGATATAGAGCTAATCATGGACAAAGCCATTCTTGCAAACATTTTCCATGATGTTTCCACCTGTTCCCTTTTTCGCTCTATTCTGCGAGTAAGAATTGGCCCTTGTTCTTTTGTGCTGGCTTGAGAACTAGAAATATGAACCCCAAAAGCAAATTCTGGGACTTCAGAAGTATCAATAATACAATAAAATAAAAATTGCAATAAAGTTGAAGTATCTCCAATCGCAGATGTACACTCTATAAAGCTTGCGTCATCTTCATCCTGCATTAGCAGAATTTGTTTTCCGCTGATATCTAATCTAATATCTTTCTGTTGTTTCATATCATTAAAAGCATTAGGAAAATTATCTCGCAAAAATTTTTCAACGTCCTTTAATTTAAATTTAAGCTTAGGGGTTGAGTGCATTTTACTTCCTGTTATTGCGTGAATCATTACATCGTGGTAAGCCTTTAAAAATGGCTCTATTGGTTCAAGTTCTGAATAACCGTGTAATTCTGTTTCATCTGGTTCGTTCTTAAAATGAATGATAGGAATAAACCCCCAAGGATTTGATTCTGTTTTACTCTCAAGCCCTTTTGGTGCATTTCCTTCAATCATTGTAATAATTTTACTTGCTGTTAATTTTTGGCGAAAAATATATTCTTGTTTATTACCTTTTTCGTCAATCCATTTATTTCGTGATAATAGCGTAATAGCAGAATATTCTCCTGTTATAGGGTCATATTCTATTCCACCTGTTGGAATTAATTCTGGTGGGATAAGAATATAATCTAGCATTGTACCCCTGCTATTTTCTGGATAAAGTTTGGAATTAGATTTCTTATTAATCAATCGAATAAAAACTTCACCATCAATCAGATTTTTCTGATGAGTACGTTGCATTTTGCTTTTTAAATTTTTTATAAATAAATCTAATTCCTCTTGTGCTGACTCATCTTCACATATAAAATTTGGAGTTCCCATAAACCCAGCTAATGTATTTATAATAGGCTTAGCAAAACCAGCACCTAATTTATATCTCTCATCACGATTGTAATAAAGGTCTCTAGCTCTTTTATAATCAACGTGACCTTCTATCCCCAATGAATATGGGGCAGAATACATATTATTTACATTAAAAAACCAATTTCTAATACGTAACTTGCTTATTTCTCCAGTGGCTTTATTAAGCCATTTTCTAATTACCATATAATTTTGCCCCTCCTAAAAGTGCAGCAATATTTGGGTCAATATTATTTCTAACCTTAGCAAATGCAAGAATTAAAGCGTCCGCACGGTCTGGACTTCTACGAATACGTTTTTTATAAGTCTTTTTATCTTCTAAAATAATACGTCCTCGTCTATCTATTGAATATTTACGTGTACTTAATTGTGCCGATAATTCATCGTCGTTTGGAATTTCAATGTCTCCATCAAGTAATCGTTGTTTTAAGTTACACCATTGTTCAGTAGCCCAATTCGCATAATGTTCTTTGTCTATTGGACTACCACCATTATGACAAGCTATTACATCTATGTTTAATCGTTGCTCTCTTATAGTTTCCCTAAGCATATCTGTAACACCACCGCCAACACCATCATCATCAATACGAATAGTCGCATATGGTTTGTTATAATCTCTCATTAAATTTTTAGTAATATTTAATAACTTACCTGCTGTGGTAGTTGTATCTTGCTTTGTATAGTGAAATAATCCCAATGTTTTTCCAGCAATTCTAGGAACAAATATCGTTTCGTCATCACCAAAACGAGCAATATCTGCTCCAACATGAAGCATTGAATTGTAATCTATATCTAAATCTCTCATCATTGCAGCTTCGACAAGTTCTAATGGAATTAATCCGTCTGGCTCTGATTTTGGAAATTCTCCAAGCACACGAACTCTAACAACATCACTGTCCATACCATATTGACGAATAAGTCTTTGACAATAAGCGCTGGCTACACGGTCAGTATCCATACAATTAACTTTTATTGTGTAATATAAATCTCTATCCTCGTGAAAAGCACGCTTAAATGTTCCAATATTTTGTGTGGGGTTACCACATAAAAGTAATTTAGCGTCTTTTGTAGTCAATGCACCTTCAATCGTTTCATAAATCGGGTCCATTACACCGCTTGCTTCGTCAATAACAAAAAGCAGGTGTTCCTCATGGAACCCTGCCATATTTTCTGGCTTGCTAGCTGTTCTAGCAGTAGCAAACCATCTTTCCGGAAATATTCTATTTTGTATTTTTGTTTTTTGCCAATCAAACAACGAGTCCATTAATTCCGACCGCTTTAACCATTTACTTATTTCTGGCCATAATATATCTAATAACTGTTGCTGAGTTGGAGCAGTACATGGTATTTTGGGAAATGGACGTGTAAATAAGAACCATAAAATAACCCAGCTTTCCAGTGCTGTTTTTCCTACACCATGACCAGAACGAACAGCCACACGAGGATGATTAGCTATTGCCCTTAGACATTCTATTTGCCATTTATCTGGCTGTGCTTTTAAAACATTTTGCACAAATGGTACAGGGTCATCGATATACTGACGCATGGATTTTGCCAATTCATCAATATTTTTATTGTGTTTTGTCATTTTTCCCCTCCCATACTTTTTCTAATACTTCTGTTAATAATTCTGCTGCATTTGACTGTTGTTCTGTTTCCTCTTTATCCGTATGAATAACTTTTTCAGCATACCCTCTGTTTTTCCCTAATGTTCTAAGAACAGATAAAGACACTTTCCAATTTCCTTTTTTTATCTCCGAAAAAATAACACCTTCAGCTAGATCCAGAACTGTTTCTCTTGCTTCTTGCTGTGCCTGTTGTAATCTTTTAGACTTTTTAACTCTATAAGATAATGCTTGTCTTGTAATCTTAATGCCATACATTTGCTCTAAATAAGTAACTGCATGAGTTAATATTCCTGCACTTTTCTGCAAAGCTTTTTCAGCCTGTTCCGTTGTAACCTTTCTAACGCGTTCTATACGCGTTTTTTTATTTTCTATATCCATTTTCATTATCCTATAGTAAAATTGTCAAATTACGTCAAAATAAGGCTAAATAAACATACTATCAGAAGTATGCTCCTTTGCCTTATCTAATAAGTAATTACAACCAGTTAATCTGCACGGAACATCACATTTACTCATATTAGTTTTATATTGTAGTTTTTTCTTTAGAATATCTTTTTCTGTAATATGTCCAATAATTTCATATGGTTTGTGACAACAATACATAACATTGCCTTGCTCATCTAGTGCAATCTGTGCGAAATTAGCTATACATTCTCTAGGAGTATATCCAATTCTATTAAATTTATAATCTATAACTACACGCTTATCGCGACATTGTATTCGTTCTAATTCATCTAATATTGGAGCTACATTGTTTTTATTCTTATAATATTGAGCTTGCGCACTTTCTACAGGTCTAAATATGATGTAATCTACATCTAAATCTTTATGTGCATAATAAAAATCAAGGTCAGCATAATCTTTTACTACACATTGGATTTCTAATTTTGTAGGAACGTTATTTTCTTTTTGCCATATTCGATATGCTTGTATATTTTTAATAACCTGTGTATATCTATCTACACCCCTAATAACTTTATACTGCTTAGGATTACTAGCATCTAAAGATACTTTTAAATATTTAGGAGCAATCTTCTTCAAAATATTAAAATTCGTATTTACTCCATATGGTATATGGTTTTCTTCTAAATAAGTTGTTATTTTTTCAAAATCTGGATTCAGCGTTGGCTCACCGCCACCTGTTAAAATAATACTTTTAACATTAAACTGTAATAATATTTGTACATACTCAATAAATTTATCATATGTCATATATCTAGGCTTACGACTTAATTTATCCCAACGACCATATGTACAATAATTACAATGATTATTACAAAAATTAGTTAAAAATATATCTGCTGTAATAGGCAATTTATAAAAAACATTCTTCATGTTGAAGATTAATTTATTATCATCAATCATTTTTTCACCTTCTTATATTTTTCATTTATTATTTTAGGAGTACATAAATTCCAATTAATTTTGTGATGTATTCTTTTATGGCTGGTATTCATCATTGCCACCTTAACAGCTTGAGGACTAAAAATGACACTTGAAAACGGCTTGTTATATCCGCCCTTTTCCAGATACACCTCTGTCATACCTCCAGTAGTCTGCTGTGTAGCTGCTTGGATAATACATATTTTTGTATAAGTAAAGAATAAATTCCCTTTGTTTCCTAAATGTGTATATGTCGATACATCTTCGTTCTGCTTACCACTCCACCAAAAACGATTATCGGTACGACAAAAGAAAGTATTCATACACTTTCTAGCAAGTCCTTTTTTATAAAATTTGCCATCAACGCCTCCAATATAATCACCAGCTTGAGCAATAGCAACTGATAATGCCCCTGAGGTATCCAGAAATTTAATTATTGCCTCAAATATATTATCAAGATTTTTAATTTTACGGACCTTAAGTTTCTCTTTTTTCCCTTTTGAAATATATTGAGCGTCAAAAGAAGTATAATCGTCGTCAAGTTCAAGAAAATATGTTAGTCCTAAGTTTTTTGCTATATCAAAACACGCATTACGGGCGTAGACGATAGCTCGCATATCTTCATTATCGTTTATACCTGTATCGATTTTAGCAGCTATAGCACGTTTATCGAATACGATAACTCTGTCTTTGAATTTCTTTTTATACTCCGACAATGTAGTATCTAAGTCGTCACATACGATATACCAATTACCAGTGTAATTGCCTTTCTTTAAAGCTCTAAGTGTTTTTATATTGTCAGGTCTGCCGTTAGATAAAATAAATACTGCAAAATCATCACGCATTTTCTTCCTCGCTCTCTACTAGGGATTTTAAATCCTCACTTAGCTGAACATAACCATTACGAATAGCGTTATTATAGTCAATAATGACAAGTGCAGATTCTTCCATAAGTTCTTGAATTTCGGCTGGTGCATGCGCATAATATTCAGCAATATTTTTATAATTAAAAGCATAATGACGCGTAGCTGCTTTACGTAGAAAAGCTTTTATTTCTTCTGGAATATTTGCTTGCTCTATTTTCCCTAGTAGGGAATTGCACTTGTCCTCATCAACTAAAGCTTCAAGTGTAGGACATTCACCAGTTATTTCATATTGTGGAATTTGAATATTTGTACTGTATTTATCATCATTTGTTAAATCTAAGTTAACATCTGGAATATTATCCATAAATCCAAATAAAGACATATCAAAATCAAGTATATCTGCAAATTCTTGATTTAATAAATCCATATCCCAATCAGCTAATTCAGCAGTTTTATTATCTGCTAAACGAAAAGCTTTTATTTGCTCTGGTGTTAAATCTGAACAAACAATACATGGAACAGTATTCATTTTTAATTTTTTAGCTGCTTTATATCTAGTGTGTCCACATATAATTACATTGTTATTATCCAGGATAATTGGATTTTTAAAACCAAATTCTTTAATGCTATTTGCTACATATTCAACAGCCTCATCATTAAATCGTGGATTGTTCTCATAAGGATTTAATTCAGAAATATTTTTATAAATTATTTGTAATTCCTTCATTTGTTTATTTTCCCCCAAAAGAAAAAGCACAGGCATTATAGCTTGTGCTTTATTATTGATTTAATCTCGTATGCAATTTTTGATGTTATTAGTATAACACGAAAAACATAAAAAAAGAGCAACAAAAAGGCGCCTATTTGGGTATAAAAACACGCACTAAAATGATTACTAAAAGTCTACAAAAAGTATACTAAATGTGCACTAAAATAATCACTATTAAAACTATGTATTTATCCACAATAATTGTGGATAAAATAATTTATATGAATAAATCTAACTGTTCGTGTATAGCAGTTAAACCGAATAACATTCTTGATAATCTTCTAACAGCTTTATTTCTGCATTTTTTAGCCCACTGTTCTGATATATAATTCCGTTGAGCTATTTCACGCCATGTTTTATTGTCTAAATAAAAGGATATAACAATTCTTTTTTCTTCATCTTCAAGACCGTCAATGGAGCGGTCTACCTTTTTTATTATTCTGTTTATAATTTCTAAACGATTTTGTAATTCTATAATCTTAGCCTTATACTGTGCTTTTTTTGCTGTATATGCTTCAACTGCTGTTAATTCACTATTGCCTCCAGCAGTAATATCATCACCGTATTTAGCTATAGGAGCAACCGCCTCTAATTGCATAGTCTGTTGTAATACTTCAATATCTTCGGTCAAGTTTTTAATTGATATTTTAAATTGATTATAATTTTTTAAATAATAAACTGTTTTTCCAATGTAATCAACGCTTTTATTCATAATTACCTCCATTGCAAATACGACAGCAAAAGGAGCGAATATTTCGCTCCTTAAATAGATTTTTTTATCTTGCTAATATAAGTGAAACTACTATTATGATAAATAATATTATTGTTGTTCCAAAAATTTTACGATTTCGTTTTTCATTATTCTGTTTTATAATTTCATATTCAGTTGGTGGTCTTTTAAACATTATATAAGCTTCCTTTATTTATATATTTTATTACTTTCTAAATCTTTAACTACTATACGTTCTTTAACTTCAAAACCAAATTCTTTAAATACTGCTTTTGTAGCTTTTAAAGCTATTTTTAATCGTACTAATCTTTTTTGTTCGTTTTCTTTTTCAATTTTATTGATAGCATTATATGGAACTGTATCCATATAATGCTCATGATTGCGTTTTTCCATTTTTACCTCCATTATTAAAAAATTTATCACTTTGTTTATCTAAAAATTTTAAAATTCTAAAAGGAATACCTGTAATAATAAGTAATACAAAAATCCCTAATACTACTAAAACTAAGCCTCCAATTAATCCAGATACCACAGCTACACAATATGCAAATAATTCAAATGGTGTCATTTTGTACTCTCCTTTAAATTTTTAATAACTTTATTTGAGAAATCTTTTATAAATCTATGCTTTAATGTGCAATTATCTTTATTGCATGGTTTTTTATTAATCCAACACATAAAACCTATATCAGCTTCATAATATCGTTGGTTACACTGCATATTACTCACCTTCTATTCTTTCTGAAAACCTTATCAAAAGTGCAGCAGCCTGATATATTTCAGTTTGTATATTTTCCTTACCTCCTAATTTTATTTTAGTTTTATTAGGTAAATACGTTTCATTAACAGCTTGGGCTATCTCACCTACTTCTTCTTGAATAAGCCCGAGCCATTGATGAGGTGTTAGTTCGCTTTCATTACCCCACTGTTTTTTTTGATTAATAACCTCTTTCATTATTTTATTTCTTATCTTTATTATATTGTCTTTACTGTAATTATCTTCTCGCCCTAGTAAATCATCTAATGATATATTAAGCAAATCAGCAATTTTAATTAACATTTCTAATTTAGGTTCTCGCTTTTGATTTTCATATGCCGTGTAGGTGTTGTATGGGATATTTAAAATATCGGCAAATTCCTTGGCGGTTTTATATCCAGCTTGTTCTCGATAATATCTAAGATTTTTATCTAAATTCATATATTTCACCTCTTTAAAAATCATTTTCTAGCATATTTATAGTACGAGCTGGCTTGTATTTTACAGGTTCATCATAAATTGCATATTCTCTTATTAATTTTGCTAAGTCTAAATTTTTATTTTCACAACAACATTTATTTCTTCCCATATTTTATCTAAAACAAATTCTGCATTTTTTAAATGGTTATTAAAAATTTATTTAAACTGCCTTGAATTAAATAATAAATAAAATGGTGTATATAATTTATCCCATTCTTCCTGTGTTAATGTATTTCCATGCACTATAACAGCAGATAACCCATAATAGGATAACTGATTAAAACACATATCTACACAACGCTTATCAATGTCTGTTGCTCTAATAAATAGTTGTTTTTGAGGATTATATCCCAATTCTAGCATTAATGTTGCTAGTCCCAATATTAATGAACCAGAACCACAAGCTGGTTCATTAATTACTATATATCCTTGCTCATCTATTGTTTTCTTAATGATATTTCTATCCATAACACTAGCTGTTAAATATCCTAAATTACTAGGCGTGAAAAATTGACCTGTTCGTTTATTTTCCGCATTTAATAAATGGAATATTTTACCTGCAATATCTGTAAAAAATCCTTTGGATGCTTCAATATCCATAAGAGATATAAATATTCCCAATAATTTAGGAAAAATTTCTTTCTCTTTATCATTATATTTTTTCAAAACACTTAAAAACTTATTATCAATATTTTCATCATATATATATTCAAAAGGTTTTTTTAATGTACATACTGATACTTCCATAAAATCAGAATACGCTATCCATGGATGAACACTTTTTATATTACTTATTTCACTTATAAACTCTTTTATATGCATATTATATTAAATCTTCTCCTGTTATTGATTTAACTGCTAGTTTTAATCCATTTTTAAATGCTGGATTATTATTTATTTGTTCCATTGTATAGCCTAAATCATTCAGTGTATCTTCAACATCATACGTATAAGCAAATTCATGGTTGTACAATTCAAGCAAAAACATACTTTTTATAAATCCGCTTCCGTCCTTATCTTGTTCTATAGCTTCTTGCTTTTCTTTTCTATGTCTTTGCGACATATTTTTTAATTCTTCCTTATCTTTCTTTTTTATAAATCCACCAAAGCCAATAGAACAAATGTCCTCTTTACTCAATCCATATTCTTTTAATTTCTTTTCAAATTCTTCTTTACTAGAAGTAAATATATAGAAAATTTTGTCTTTAGCAAATGTATCATATTCCTCTTGATGTTTATTTTTCATTTCTTCATAAGTCATCTTTTATACCTCGTTCCTTTATTTTTCTATTTAATTGTTTTTTAAATTCATATACTATCCAATCGAATTCAAGCATTTCTTCTTCAGCAAATCTTTCTAAATTTCTAAGTATATAATCCGCTTCTATGCTTACTTTTTCTTCACATTCTTTTAAAAATATTTCTTCATCCATATCCATGACACTAAAATAAATTATTTTCTTCCTTAAGTTGTTTAATTATATATGGGTCTGTTTCCGTATCAATAGTTGTGCTAAGTGGTGTAATTATAACTATTACTCTAGGTTGTAAACTATTTACTTCTACAATCTTACTACCATCAAAATTTTTTATTATTCTATCGTCAGAAAGTACCCATTTTGTGTATAACGTTTTTTTATGGTTTATTGTTTTATATTCATCAGATATGATATCTGATGTTGATTGTAACAATCCTAATAAATCTGGATAATGAGCTTTACTTTCTAAGTAATATAGACAGCACATAGATACACCCATACTAAAATGTCTTAATTTTTCTTGTACTTTTAATACTTGTAACGCTTTTCTACAAGAACTTTCATACTTTCGATAAGCCTCACTTGGTAAAAGGACGGAACGTCCTTTTACCATAACTGGGCTATTCTTTTTTGTTACAGGATTTCCATATAAAACAAATGCGTAAGGTTTTTTATCCATTGGTATCTCCTATTTAATAAAATCATCAATAAAATCATTATCATTAAAATCAATAGCATTTTCTTTCATAGATGTTTTGATTGCGTCTATATTTTTTTTATTTTGATATCCTCTATATAAATGTAAATAATAATTTTTATACATAGCAGCTTGTACTTTGCTTTCAAAACAATTTCCTATCATTAAAAAGGCATAATCAAAGCTGGTTTCTTCCCATGTGTCTTCAATAATATCTCCATCTATATCTATGCGATAATAAATGTCATTATATAATGGTCTCCATTTATTGTATTGTTTTATATTCATTACTACATAATCAATAGGTATACCATCTGGAAAATCTTCATGTGTTAATATATTATCTACTCTTACTTGAATTTGATTACCTGTATAAGTATTATCCATATAATCAAATTCGGACAATACTAATATATCGCCAACTCTAAACATACGGTCATTCTTGCGAATTTCAAAATTTTTAATTCCGTTTATAATATCCTGGAAAAATTTTGGCTTTATTTTTAATTCATGTATCATTTTTTCTACCTCTATAATTTAATTCTTTATCAATTTTAAGTGATTTAAATTTTTTTATTACCTCTCTTGTTGGAGGCATAACAAGCATATATTCACTAATACTCATTTCATAAATTATGGATACTAATTTATAAATTTTCTTAGGATTACATTTAAGCATATTAGCCCCAACAAGGCAGGCTGTATTTAACATATCTAAACCCTCTGACTCAATCCAACAATTTTGCTTAAAATCCCAATATATAGAACATCCATAATCTCCAAATTCAACACAACATTTAGCTATTTTAGCTGCTTTATATATTAATTCATCTTTTTTATTTATGTTTATACGCATATTTTTTCTAATATTATGAGCCACATAATTAGATTTCATTTTTTTATCATTTCAAACACTCCTAATTAAAATCTAAATTTAATTGTTTAGCGTGATTCAACATAACTTCATCTACATTTACTTTTTTAGCATTTCCCACTACCTGCTGATAATCTATAAAACTTTTAATTTTATTCAAATCTGGATAATACTGCATTAGTTTTCCATAGCTTAAAGTCGTGAGTTGATTAAGCTCCATAATGAAATTAAAAACAACTTTATTTGATTTCTTTGGTTTTATAACATTATCAGCAATATTACGTGGCTTTCTATATCTAGCTAGAATACTTGTCCTTGAACGTTCATAATTGTATTTATACGCACAGTGTTCAGAACAATATTCCCTTTTTATATAGTTAGTCCAAAACTCTTTATGGCAATATTTGCATTCTTTCCACATAATAAAACCAGCCTTTCAAAAATTGATGTTATTTTTTATTATCAGAGTCGATTTAAACCGTTTTATATATCTACATATATAATTTAATCATAATTTGCATAAAAACGGCTGTATCGACTTCTTAGACGTTTTTAACCATGTTTTAATTACATATCATACTTGGATTTTATCCCGTACTGTTCCATTACCTCATAAATTTTTAATAAAAATATCTTAGACAATGCCCAGTCGTCCCAATCGTCTTTAACTAAAAAGCCTTCTGTATGTCTATTATCATTATTTAGATAATATTTTTGCTCAAATTGATTAAAGTAAATAAGATTTTCTTTTTCTAAAATACGCAACAACATTTCTGGCGATATGTTATACATACTAGCCATAAAATCGACATCACCAAAATCCATATAATCAAGGATATAATTCAACAATGGTCGTTGTCGTTTATGTTTACCTATTGAAATATCTACTCTCTTTTGTATATTATTAGCTCTTTCTAATACTTTCTGTGGGTCATTCCATGCTTTTTCAATCTCAATAAAATAACGCCGTGCCTTTCTTCCTTTTTCAGTTCTTTGTATCATACAAATTTCTTTTGCCATATCCATTTTTAAAATGTGATTTATTTCTTTTTGTGGCATTATTGTTCCATCAGCACGGTGGACATTTTTGTCCACCATTAAATAATCAATATTTTCTTCAAATCCATATTCCAACATTCGATTAAACCATTTAACATACGGTGTATTAATTTCTAAAAACTCATGTAAATCTCGACCACTTACTACCTGTTCATTATTTTTATTAACTTTAACCTGTATTAACTCATTCATTTTTCTAATCTCCTTTACTTATTTATGCTTGTAATAATCTTTTTTGAAGTTTATTCCTTTGTAGATTTTTAATATCTTGGCACTTCCAAAAAAAATATCTAGCACATTGAGTTTATCTTCATTGGTGGAAATCCAAACACCACCGACAAAACACTGTAATTCGTAGTATCCATCTACACCCTTACATATTTTGCAAAATTCTGTTTTATCTTTGTATTTAACTTTAAAAGCTCCATTATAAGGAAGTCCTATTCTATCCATACAACTATGAATAGCCCTTTGTATTAAATCTTTATTACGCATTTTATCCTAAATTAAATCTGCAATATTTTCATCTTTAATCCTTTTATCTTTGCAAGTAGCTATTAAAGCCTTTGCTTTTAGAAAAGTTTTAAGTTGTTCATCACGAAGAACAATTACAAATCTTTTTTTATTAGAATAACTTTCTATTTCACGTGATATATATTCTGATGATTTTTTTCCAAGAACTTTTTCAACTAACGCATTAAAGTAAGGTTTTTCGTATTGTACAGAAGTTCCTTGCTGTAAATACCCAATACTACTATTTCTTTTTGTAGATACAAAAATTACTTCAGTCATTTTATTACTCCTTTAATTTATTTATTCACTGGTAATCGTCTATTATAATCATTGCAAATCATTCCATATTTACCATTGCAACACATCTCAAAAATTCTACTACCTAGAGCCTCATCAACATTATTTATAATTTCAGATATTGTAAATTCACTAGAAAATAAAGTTGTTTTACGATTGATATATCTTTGATTTATTATTTCGTACATTATCTTAATGTCTGCATTTGTAACATCAATTTTACTATTATCATCTTTAGCTTTTTGCTTTTTAAATAGGTCATCTATATATAAATTTTCACAAGTTCCAAGCTTTTTAATTTCTTCGCTATACTCTAAAGAATTGTTATACATAATATTTTTTAATCTGTTTATTTCTGTTAAATAACTAAAATAAATATGTGCTTGATTATACTTTTTTGCTAATTCTAAACAAATTGCAATGCAAATACTGGTTTTCATTGTTCCAGATTTGCCAACAAATGCAATGCTATCGCCTTCTTTATGGTTGTTTATAAAATCGATTGCTAGTTGTTTCATTTTGATTGCTTCTGCCCTATCATTTGGAAAACTATTCAATGTCTTTTTTCTATACTCGTTTATATTCATTCCAGTTTTTTCAAGCATAGCCCGTACTGTACGCTTAGCATAACATTTACAAGGTATTGAATAATCATATCCTTTTTCATTTTTTACTATGATATAGCCTTTATCTTGACATAATTCACATTCATAATCTTGTTTTTTATATACAAATTGAGCTGTAAAATTAAGACTTTTATTTTTTATGCCATTTAAATAATTTATTGTGCTTATACTTTTTAAACTATCGTCTTGTTTTTTCTCTAATGTTCTTTTATATGCTAATTCTTTATCAGCTTGTTTTATTCTAGCCAAGTCAATTTTAGTAAGCTTCATTACTATCACCTACCCTCTAAAATCCATATTCAGCTTTTTTATCATCACTATTAATTTGTTTAACCTGTTTTTTATTTTTAAATCCATATTTTTTCCAATTAGATAAAATTCCATTAAGATATGCTAAAGTAGTTCCGTGATGCCTAACCATCTCTTTTATTCCTTCCAATACCCATGATTTACCATAATCATCTAATAAACTAATAAGCATATCAGCTTCAATCATGCCATTTATCGGATGAATATTATTTGAAAATGCGTATGATACTTCTTTAAAATCTTTATCACGATATCTATCTAATTTCTCTTGTTTCTTATCTGCTGCTTTTATTTTTTTCTTAACAATATCAACAACTATATTATTAATATTATTATCTATATTATTATCTATATTATTATCTATATTATTATTGTGTAAACTTTCTTTACATGTCTTATCAACTTTCTTTACATGCTCTTGTAAACTTTCTTTACATGTCTTATCAACTTTCTTTACATGCTCTTGTAAACTTTCTTTACATGTCTTATCAAAAATATTTTCATTAATTTTATAGACATTCGGTTTCTTTTTTCGTGAATTATCTTCAATTTTTATTATGAATTTTTTATTGAGCAAGCTATTTAAACAATCAATGATACTTTGTCTACTTGAGTTAGTCCATTCACAAAGATAAGCAGTGCTAGCATTAAATACGCCATTTCCGTTATCATTGCGGGAAAAGCTGTAGATGACAGCGTATATCAGTAGTTCATTTCCTTTTAATTTTAGTTTTGTAGTCATCCAGCCATAAATCTGTATATTGTTGTCATCTTTTAGCCTTCCCATTTATTACACCTCACTTTAATTAGGCAATGTTTCCGCTGTTAAACTACTTATATCTATAACTTCTGCCCTAACAGGAACAGTAGGTTTTTTATCTTTAGATTTTTGTTTTGCTGTTTCTTTAGGTTTAGGCTCTTCTTTTGTTTGTTCCACGACATTTCCTTCAGCATCAAATAGTGCCACCTGCGCTCTTTTACCTTTCAAATAATCAAGCGTAGCATAAATTAAATCGTCTAATTTCTTACTGCCTTCTTCGCTAAGACATTTATCACCACTATATTCATCAGAAGGGTTCATTCTTTTTGGAGTGTTAATTATTATTGGATTATCATCTTCACCAGTATAGAATTTTAGATGTATGCTACAGCCAATAGTATCATCTTTGGCATGATAAATAGTAACACCATAACATTCAACTTTTTTAGAAATCTCTTTTTCCGTTTCAGGTGTTAAGCCCATCATAGCCAATGCCGTTTTTTTTAAACCTGTAATAGCTGTATAAAATTCTGGAGTTGCTTTTTGTTTAAAATCTCGTTTTACACTATCTCCATTATCTGTAAAATCCATTCTTATTTTATCTTTAATAAGTTTTACACTATTAATACAATAACGTTCTTCTGTAGACATTATTTATACATCCTCTCTAAAAATCTTATAAAAAAAATTACTGCGAGTTGAAGGTTTAGGAACACATTCCCATGTGTTCGTTGGCATAATATAATTACCTGTTTTTATTACATTTTCATCTGCTATATATACAGGAATACCTGTAATAGCTTCTATTTCTTGTCTAAATTCGTCTGCATCTGAATTTTGTTTAGATAAATGCAATAAATAGATTTCTTTTAAACAAGTTAAATCATTTTTACTAAGCCATGTTTTTAAATTTTCCAAAGAAAAATGGCTTTTTACTAACCTGTTATATCTGCTCTTATCTATCTGCCCATTTTTAAGCTTTTCGTCTAAGATTTCGTAGCTATGATTACATTCAATCATTAGCTGTGAAACCCTATGAACATTAAATTCAATATTATAAGTATCGGTTGCAAACATTAAAATATCTTTATTATCTCTTAAAACAAATCCAAGTGGCTCGATTGCGTCGTGGTTAGTTTTAAATGGCATTATAGTTATATCACCAATAAAAAATACCTTTTCACTTTCGATAAAATGCACGTATGGGCTTTTCTCCGCCCCACAGGAAATTGCTGTTCCTTTGCTGGTATAAATATCTATACCCAACTTTAAAAACTCGTGTATCGCCCTGCTATGGTCTTTATGTTCATGTGTTAACAAAACTGCCTTTACATCATCAATAGTTGTCCCTAGACAGTGTCTTATATCTTTCATCGGCAGACCACACTCTATTAAAAGTGTGGTCTTATTACTTTCTATCTTGTATAGATTTCCAGCACTTCCACTGGCATAACAAGAAATAAACATTATATTTCACTCCTATTAGAATGGTGGTTCTTCTTCATCCGCTTCCTGTTCATCAAAGGCAGGTTGTTCAACTTTAATTTTTTTTGGTTCTTCTTTTTTTACAGATTTAGTTTGTACTGTTTCTTTTGGCTTAGTTTCAGCTTTATTGATTTTTTCTAATACCGCTGATTTTGGTTCTTGTTTTGGCATTTCCAGTGTCTTAGACGCCATTTTTTCTTTTATTTCCTGTACCGGTTTTGCTTCTTCTGTAATATCTTTTTCGTGTGTATCATAAATTTCTTCTTGTGTTTGTAATCCCATACTTAACTCTGGAGCAGTAGTACGAATAAGCCATGCAGCAGCTCTATATCTAAGCATTAAATCTGGTATTGTCTGCCATTTACTACCTTTTTTAGCAAACCAGCCTTCTGCTTTTGCTAAGCCAATAGTAACAAGTGGACCTTCAATTTTATCACCAGTTGCAATTTCGGTTGTATAAGCAATACAACCGTAGTCATCTGTGTTTTTATCTCCTACATATTTATATTTTATGCTTGTATATTTTCCACATTGATTGAATACAGAAATAAGAAATTTACTACTCCAAGATGGATTGCCATATACTACATATAAATTCTGCATTACCATAAGCGGGTCTGCTTTTAATCTTTGAGCCATGTTAATAGCTATAGCACAATTACCTACATTTTTTCTAAAACTTTCTGGAATTAATGTTGTTTCGGAAAACATTTTTGCCATATTCCAAAGAAGCTGGTAGCTATCCTTGGAAGTAAATCCAGGCATTGTATTTTGTTCTTTTAGCATTATTGTGTTTGTCATTTTGAATATCTCCTTTTAAAATCTTTTTAGTATTGGTTCTTTAATTCTCAAAAAATCATGATGAGCAACAATAAGATTAAACATTTGGCTATTATTAGTTTTTAATATCTCACTTACACACTCCGCATTATCTATCCACATTGGGACATCTAATTTATAATGCTGTGCTAAAGTATTACAAATATCCAATCCAATTATGATTTTTTCACCATTCGACATACTCTTACCATATGTCGAACCTTGTTTAGTCATGGCTTCACAAGTATCGTCTATAAGACCGTTTACTTGTTGACTAAACAACTTAAATCTAGTTATTTTAAACTTGCTATTAATTTTATCTGTGAGCATATTTACTTTATTTTTAGTGAATATTTGGGCGAGGTTTAATTTAAATTCTAAATTATTAAATTCTTCACCTAATCGTTTTTGTTCTGCTTTTAAATCATCAATACGATTTTTAAACACAGATAATTGTTTTATTTTAGCTAATTTCTCTGCTCTTACATCAATATCTAAATCAAGCTGTTCAAGCTCCGATTGATATTGTTTTAAAGAATTAGCACAATTATCTTGAACCGAAATTAATTCTTTTTTTAGATTTACTTTTTCTCGATATAGATTTCGATATTCCTCATCTTCGGAATAACCATATCCTGCCTCAGTAATATTCTTTTGTTTATCTATAATTTGTAAATCTAATTCCTGGATATTTTTATTTAGATTGTCGATGTTTTCTCCTAGTGTGGCTATTGTATTTTCATTATCTTGTAATTTATGTTCTAATTCTTGTTTCTTATGAGCTAAATTTGTACCTGCTTCTGTACAAGCTTTTAAATTATCAGCTTTAGTTTTATTAAATTTTTCTATTGCTTCATTTATTTTCTCTTGCGGTAATGCTTGCCCACAAGTAGGACAAATATTATCACCACTAAAAATCTTCTTTTTTTCCACTTTCCAAGCGTTTCGACAATCCTCTATTTGTTGTGAAATACTTGTCATTTTATTATTAAGTATTTCACTCTCATTTTTTTTATTGTCGAGTTGTTGTTTTTCTTTCTGTAATTCTATTTCTTTAGCAGATTTTTGTTTTTGTAATTCTAATACATCAGCATTGTTAGTTGCGTCATATTGCTGTTTTATCTGCTCTATTTTGGTATCAATTTGAGCAATTTGTCTTTCAAGGTGAGCTACTGCGTACCCACCTTTGATTGTAGTTAATTTATTTTCAAGAATATTTTTCTTTTTGCGGAAATCTTTCAGTTCTATTTCAATAATTTCTTGATTTAATTCTTCATTGAAATCATCCAACATTTTTTGATTCTCATCTATTCGCGTAGGAATTTTATTGAGTTGACTATTTAATTTAGTTTTACGCTGGGTAATTAATGTTATAAAATCATTGACATTTTTACCTTCTAACATAGACGGTAAATCTTTTAATCGCTCATCTGAATTTATTACATCCATATCTGTAATATCGCCACAAACTTCAAGTAGCAATTCACGTTGCTTTTTCCATGGCATATTACAAAAATAAGTGGCACTAGATAACATTTTTAAAACTTCAATAGAGCCGATATGTTGCTCAATATAAGCGTTATAATCCTTTTGACTTCTTGCTACATCATCAATTAAATAAGTTGTGGTATGTCCATCAAATTCGGCTACAGGTTTACCATGATTTTTAGTCCACTTTTCTTGATATATTTTAGATAATGTTACCTGTATTCCATTATCTAGTTCTAAAGTAGCAGCTACTTTATGTTCTATACCATTATCTAATTGAGGATTGCCTGTATTATCTTTTAATTTAATATCGTCATCAATCTTTTTATCGGTGCTAGATTTACCAACTAGCACCCAAAAATAAGCGTCTACTAATGTAGTTTTACCTACACCATTTTTACCAAAAATGCTTTTATCTTCACCATTTGGCGCAAATATAAAATCCTTAATTGCTTTAAAATTATTTAACTCCAGTTTTATTAATTTCATTAGTTCTTACTCCTATTTTTAAAATGCTGTTTTGGTATTCCACTAATCCAGATAGTAAAAATTTTAATGAAGCTGTCGGAAGTTTTATTTTTCCTTGTAATTGTTTATCTTGATTAAAAATTGATACTCTTACCATAAAAAAATCATCCTTTCAAAAATTAAATAAATATGTTATAATACAGTTACTTTCAAAAATTTAACTTGATGTTATCCAAGAAATCCGTGCTGTTCCCGTCAGTGCGGATTTTTTTTATTGGTCTAAACAACCTAATTCCTACACAAGCACCATATAGCAACTGTATTTGTTTCATACAGTCTAAAAAGTCGTTTACCTCTTTTTGGTCGATTACATCATCGCAAGCGATGATATCCAATTTACTTAAGACATCAATTACATTTTTTACGCACACTCGTAATTGTAATGTTCGTGATGAAATACCTTTCATATTTATAGCCGGCAATGCCAGTTCTTTACCTGTTTTTGTTTGCCTTAAATACTCATATCCTAACTCTGGATTTACATATACTTTAGTCATTTTAGCTACAATATCATCAGGAATATTTTTTTGACCTGACTCATAATAATTTAGTTGACGCTCACATATATTTAATAACTCCGAAGCATTTTTAACTGATAATCCTGCTTCTAGTCGTGCAAAATAACACATCTTTGCGAACTCTTTATTCATACTATTAGACCTCTATTTCATGAGATAATATATTTGTAATTAACGTTCTTTTCTTTTACGTCCTCTGCGGGGCGTATTTTCTTTTATCTTCTCCAATAAATATGATGTTTTAAAATCTGTTATACCGTCTGACTTATCCTCTAACCATTTTTCTAATTGGGGACGATTAATTTTTAAATGAGAACCCACCCAACAACATGGCAAGTCATAACTTCCACTTTTAGTTAAAGCACCTGCAACTCTAAAAAATTGCACTGGTAATCCAAACAATTTGGTTGCCTCATCTGGAGTTAAAAGAATTTTTCTCCAAATTGGTATATTGATTTCTAATTCCATAATTAACCCACATCCTCATATTCTCTATAAAAACAAATTCCTTTATATACCCATGAACCAAGCTCTCTAGCAAAAGTTATAAATGCTGGCTCCCACTTTCCTGTTTTGGGATTAGTTTCATGTGTATATGGTTCACCACATTGTAAATACATTGCGTCATAAGCTATTGGAGAAATACAATCCCTAAACTCTTCAACAATCTGTTCGTCTACTATATCACCCACTCTAGCCCATGAAGAAAAACTTTGGTGTGTCTCATCATATTCTTTTTTGGTTAAATATCTAGGTTTAAAATTTGTTGCAGCTTTGATATTACTTTTTATAGGTTCTTTCTTTTCCTCAAAAAATTCTTTCACTATATTTTTATCTTCATCGATTACGACTATCTTTTCTCCAGCATGGTCTTTTGCATAAGCTTGTCCTAACTCTAAAGCTGACTGAAGTCCAACTGTTTGAATGCCAAATGTTCTATCATCACCGAAATATATTTTATAGACTCTTTCTATATTTTCTATTGGCTGATAAGTCCATGTTAAATTATCAATTTCAACAATTCTAAATACTTGTTTTTCTTTTTTTAGATTATTCTTAAAGGCTTCATCAGCTGTTTTATATATCTTGCCACCCAATCCTACACGATAGCCGACAACTTTTTCTTTAGTTTCTACTATTTGTTTTTCTCTATCATTTACTTTTTTATTATTTAAGTAATAAATTGTTCCAGGTGTTTCATCATAATTTCCATCATAATCTTCACTATAAACTTCTTGATAAGAAACAACTTCATAATTATTTTTCTTATAATCTTCAGCCGAAATTACTCTATCTACTATAATTTCTTCAACAGTAGCTGAATAAAATTTTCTATTAAATCTATATTTTTCAATAAAAGCTTTTGCTTTTTCTAAAGAGTCCCATACTGTAGTATTTCCATCAATCTCATCATAATCATGACCATATTTAAAAAAATAGCGAGTTACTTCATAGAGTTTATTAGATTTAAATTTTTTAGTTAACATACTTATTCGCCCTTTCTTCTGTTTAAATATTCCCATAAAACTTGAGAAATTAAACTATTTACTGTAATTCCTCGGTTTGTTGCTTGCTGTTTTATTTGTTCTTTTATTTCTAAAGGAATTCTAATTAATATGCTGGCTCTGTTTTCCATCTTGACCTCCTTTTGTTATCATAGTGATATCACCTTGCAATATAAATATATATCGTTTTCAAAGTGATGTCAATATGCAATATTGAAAATATATCAAAAATATATCATAATGAAATCACTTTAAAGATTAGGAGTGATTACTTTGGCTACTGATAAAAGAGCTTTCACTATGAGAATGCAACCTGAAAACTTTGAAAAAATTAAATATATTGCCGACATCAATAAACGTTCTATTGCTATGCAAATTGAATTTCTAATTGAAAATTGTATTGCTGATTATGAAGAACAAAACGGCAAAATAAAATTAATCAATGATAAAAATGAGGTGTTATCATGATAGAAAGAGTTAATGGATACTGCCCTTTTATTGATGATACTCATTCAATTTATTTAGAAATTGCAGTTTTGCGTTTATCTGGCAACATAAAACCTCAGTACAAAATACTAAATAGACATTGTGAATATGGTACTGAAAATAATTGTCCTTATCTTAATAATCACACTTGTCCTCTTGCTCAATCTTACTCGTTAGAAAAATGACTTATCTTAATAGGTAATTTTTTCTCCATATCTAAATATATAGGGTGCTTTCTTTCACAGTAGCACTCTATACCGTATTTACATTTTTCACACGGTTCGCCCCAGTTAGCTTTTTCTTCTCGTTTAGCTTGTTCTAAAAATGAATTGTAATGCTGTGCTAAACAATATAATTCTTCTTCACTTAACATTTAATTATTATTTACCCCATTACTTTACTTTTATTCTGGTTGCCACCCAATTTATTTTGGCTATAAGTTACAATATTATTTCTATTTTAGAAATTTTTTAGATAAAAAAATTTTCTATGTTACAGTTTAATATTTTTGCTAATAAAGGCAACATATCTGCTTTAAGTTTATAATAACCAATCTCATATTTATAATATTGAGAAGCGTTTGATAGCCCTAATGCTTTAGCCATATATTGCAATGAATAACCTTTTTCTTTTCTTTTTGTCTTTATAAATTTTAAATCTAAATTCATTTTATCACCACACTTTATTTCTATATCAGAAATCTCTTTACATGCTTATTATATATTTCTAAAATAGAAATGTCAATATTATTTACGAAAAAAATTTCATTTTTAGCAATTTTTTTATTTTCTATATTAGAAAAATGATATAATACTTATGCAATGAAAGAAAGTAGGGATATTATGAACAATATTGGAGAACGAATTGTTTTATTACGTACTAATAAAGGCATAAATCAAGCTGAAATGGCTAAGAGTTTAAATATAAGTCCTAGTGTCATGAATAGGATTGAATTAGGAACGCGGGCTATTAGAGATTATGAATTAATCGCTATTGCAAACTTTCTAAAAGTTTCTAGTGATTATATTTTAGGTATTGATATTAAAAATATAAATTCATCAGCTGATATTTTTATGACAACTAGACAAGAACAAGATTTAATAAAAAAATATAGAAAATTATCTAATAAAGTAAAAGATAAAATTGAAGCACGTATTGAAGCTGAATACGATATTGTTATGGAAAATGAACAAGAGTTAAGACAAAAAGCATAGCTAATATGCTTGAAAGAAATTTCAAGTTATTATGTAAAAAAATAAATTTTAAAAGAAGGTAATAATATATGGAAAAAATTGTAGGTATAATATGTTTTATATTTTTTGGTTTGGGTTTTATTGTCGCATTGATAAAATTTATTTTTAAAAAACAAAGAGATAAACAAACTGTTAAGGTTTTAGTTGGTGGCATAATTATGTTAGCTATGAGTATATATTTAATAAACATAGATGATGATACAAAATCTAGCCCAGAGGTTTCTAACTCATCTACTATACAAAATGAAAAGGAAGAAATTAATATTAATGCTCCAATACCTGAACAAATTGATGAACATATAAAAAAAGTAGTTGATAAAAACGACTATATAAATGTTGAAGTCAATGAACATATGGGTAGGAATGATGGTACTAAAATGGTATTAGTATATGTAAAAGCTCATGGGTATAAAACATATAAATCTGCATTGATAAATGCAACTAAAGTTTTTAAAGAATTATATACGTCTCAATTACCTATTGGTGAAGTTTGCATTTTCTTTAAAGGTGATTTTACTGATAAATATGGAAACCAGTCTGAACGAACAGCCATAAAAATAATTATGGACCTTAATACAGCACAAAATATTAATTGGCAAAATTTCGACTGGAGAAACTTACCATCTATAACTAATAGTGTATATGTACATCCTGGTATTGATAAAAACGAATAACAAAAATAAAAAAGCCACCATGATTTGAAATCACAGTGGCTTTAATCTTATTTAGTATTCTCTATTGATTCTAATGGAACAATAACCAGTTTTTTACCTAATGGTGTAAGTAATTTTACGAGTGTATCTGTATTAGGACTGGATTTACCTTTTTCAATACGAGCAATAACAGGCTGTTTTACTCCGCTAAGCTCTTCCAGCTTTTTTTGACTTATTCCTTGTTCCTCTCTAGCTCTTATTAATTCATTAATTATTGCTATACGTAAATTATTTATTTTAATATCATTCATGCTATTAACCTTCTATTGGAATACTATCAACATAACTACTATCTGGACATAAATCTATTTTATTACTCCATACTTTTTCACTATCTATATTAGGGTCTTTATCCCATGAAATAGAATGTGTACTATCTACATATACACGCTTAAATACGTTGTAATCTTTCAATATTGCAAATACAGTATTGTCTTTTATAAATGTCTTACAATCCATCAAACGCTTTTCCCCGTTATTAAAAGTAATTACAAGTGTATAATTTTCATTAGCTTTAACATCTATGATTTTTTTTCTTCCAGAAGCATAGTATTTAGCCATTGCTTCATCGAGTCCTAAGGATAAATAATAATTTACATCTTTTTTCATATTAAATCACCTCATGATTTAAAGAATAGAGCCATTATTTTAATGGCTCTATTGAAAACAACTCTTGATTTTTTTCAGCTAGTTCCCAGTTTTCTTTTAACTCTTCTTGATGAAAAGCTGCCCAACCTAAAAGCATTTTTAATTGTTTACTAGGAATTGCACCTTCTAAAACTTCTAATTCATTAATTAAAATGATAACCTCATCTCCACCATATGTAGCGTGAAAATGTGGTGGTCTGTGTTCTCTCCAATTAATAAAAATTTTAATACCTCTAAACATACATATTGTAGGCATTTCCTCATCTCCTTTACACATTCATTATAACTAAAAAGTTATTAATAGTCAATAACTTTTTAGTTATAATTTAATAGATATAATTATTGAAAGGTCATGATATTTATGAAAAAACGAAAAGATGGACGATATCAATCTTCCGTTATGCTTACGGACCCATTGACGAATGAAAAACGCCGTGTATATGTATATGGTTATACAGAAGAAGAAGTACAACGAGAATTAAATCGTGTTAAATTAGATAATGGCAAAGAAATATTAATGCCTACATTCAAAGAATGGGCTGATGAATGGTTAAAAATAAAATCTGATGATGTATCTCCAACAACTATAAACAGCTACAAAGATAGTCTTAGATTGCATATATCCCCTACATTAGATAAATATAAACTAAAAGATATCACTCCGTCATTAGTACGTACCGTATTAAGAAATATTCCAACACAACGAACAAAAGAATACTGCTATATCATCATTAATGCAATTTTACAGCAAGCATTACGAGAGGATTTAATAAATAAAAATCCTTGCATAAATGTAAAAAAGCCTAAAGCAAAAGCAAGGGAAGCTACTATCATATCTGAAGATGAATTTAAACAACTTATAAATGCTACCTCTAATTTGCAACTAAAAGCTATACTTTGGATTGCCTATGATACAGGTATGCGACGTTCTGAAATAGCAGCTCTTCGCTGGCAGGATATAGATTTTAAAACCAATACAATGCACATACATCATGCGATTAAAACAAATAGACATGCTCCACTATCATCTCGATTCTCATTGGGTGAACCTAAAACAGATTATGGTATACGAGATATCCCATTAACTAATATCGTTAAATCTGTTTTAAATAAACATAGAGAACAACAAAAAGAACTATTTAAAAATAACAGTCGAATTTTAACCAATAAAGATTTTGTTTTTACTTCAAATTTCCGAGGACGTTTTGGCGATTTTATTCAACCAGATAACATAACGCATGAGTTCGTGAAATTAAAACGAAAAGCCGGCATAAAATCGGATATAACCTTTAAATCATTTCGCCACACCTGCTTGACTTCTTTAGCGGAAGCCAATATCCCGGCTAAAGCAATTCAAGCACAAGCTGGTCATGCAAATGCTTCTTTTACGCTTAATAGATATGTACACAAAACCGAACAGATGAAACAGACTATAGCTGATTTTCTTAATAATCGTATTCAAAAATGACATCATATTTGACATCATGCTGACATCATGTTGTGAAATATATAGCTAAATATAATACCTTATATAACATTATTTTTCTCCGAAAAAAAACACATTTTAATAATATTATGATGTCAAAGGCTTTATTTTATGTATAAAATTGTTATGCTTTAACTCTTAATCAGCAGGTTCCGGGTTCGAGTCCCGGGTGGGTCACCATATGATTTAACATGCGAACATTTAGCATTTGTTAAAAATAAATTAGTTCTATTTTTCTATATACCTAAATTTTAAAATTAAAGCAGCTATCCATGATAGTTGCTTTTTTTGTTTTTTATTGCTTAATAAAATTTTTATTTACCATAAAATTACCAGCTAAAAATAAGCAAAGCTCCTCTAAAGCTTAAAAATTAAACCTTTTTTTAGTCTCCAAAAATTCTATCATCATTAGTAAAAAAATTTAAAATTCTTGTATATTAATACTTTTAATAGTATAATGAAAATCATAAAGATTGACTTTTCTAGCATTTAATTTTAACAAGTATTGTATTTTAATTATGGTTTTGGGAGCAATATGGGGGCAACCAAAATAATTTAACTTTAACAAGTGTTGTATTTGAATTAATAGCTAACCATATGTAAATCAGCGTCGTAATTAAGGTTACGACGTTTTTTATTTATTATTATTTTTTAATCAGACGATTTGTGACATCATATTTTGACATCTTTATAATTAAAAAAAATAAAAGTCGTTGCCTTAGATAAATACTTTATAGCAACGACTTTTTAATAATTATAAACTATTAAAAATTATAGGCTTTTTCAATATTGAAAGAGGTTATTTTCTGAAGATAACCTCTGTTTTAAGAAGACAGTCTGTAATACTTTGGTCGGTAGTGCAGACGGTCTTTTTTATTTACATTTTATTATTTTTTATAAATTCTTCAGCTAATTTTGGATTTTTCCTTACTATTTTCATAAACTCTTTTATAAGAATATATTCATCA